ATTGATACCAGAAAGTTCAACAGATGAGTAACATCGCCACCGCTTCATGGATACAACAATCGGGGCGCATTGAGCCTTATGTCTCTCTAGACGAGGTTAAGTTTTCCGCCACCGCCTCCGCTATTGACTTTTCTAATCTGGTCGAGAATGGCTCTCAGGCAGTTCAAGACCGCTCGCTCGCAGAACTAATCGTTCGCGCTTCCTCTATGGCTGACCTGTTCACTATGGGTCAATACGGTTCTTTGAACGCAACCATCAACACGGAGAACGGACGCTACCGACCAAATCGCTTGGCTCAGGTAATTATCAATCCGTATTTCACACCAATCCTTGCCGTCACAGACTTCCAAATTGGTTGGGGTCCGGGTCAGGGAATGTACGACATTACGATTAACAACGACACATGCTCAATCGAGCGCGAGCAGTTCATTGTTACTTACGCTTCAAGCATTGGTCTTTCAGTTGGTCCGCTAACAATCGCCGGTGGAAACTGGGCTCCTGACGCAGAACTATTCGCTCAGTGGACATACATCAATGGCTGGTCTAACACCTTCACAACTACGACAACTAACGCCGGCTCTTACACTCTTGAAGTAACTGACTCAACAGGAATCTTCCCCGGCATGAACATGACTATTTGGGATGGAATGAATGACGAGTACGTTCTTGTTGATTCATCATTCGTATTGGGAAACACCACTATTCCACTTACAAACCCAACACGTTTCAAGCACGGCATGGGAGTGAACTTCTCCGCTATGCCAGCAACTATTAAACAAGCAGTAATTCACTTTGTCGTTGGGCTTGTAAAGCAACGCGGTCAAGGTGGAATTGTTCTCAACGAACTCGGAGAGCCAAGCGCAGTAACACCGAAGGCTCAGGCATCCGCAGAAGACATGATGGCTGGTTACGACTTGCTCGACCAGTACCGCATTGTTTGGGCTAGGTCGTAATGTCACGCGCTACGGTGCGAGCAGCGATAACCAAATACCTCGTTGGCGCAGGAGTAACAAACCTTTCAACTGTCAAACCATTTCCTGCAAAGTTCACGCCGGAGATGGAGTTCTACGCAGGAGAAGACCCTGGACACAGTTCAGGTGCAATTCTCTACATCTACTTCGACCGTCAATCTGAAAAACGCATCGCTCTCGGTGGCGCGCACAACGGTAAAAAAGCAGTCGAATACTCCGTAGTTCTTGATTGTTTCCTTCGCTCAACTAAAAAGAAAGCAGAAGACGCCGGACAAGACAATGAAGATTTCTTGGACAGTTTGATTATTGCTATTCGTGCCGACCGTAATGCCGGCGCACCGGGAACTATCTTTCAGTGGGGAGAAGGTATGTTTCCGGGAAGTTCTGACATAGAAGTAACTTCGTACTATCCGCGCCAGTTAAACGGCTCTGCCAGCGCGACACAAATCTACTCCTCTGTTAGAGTTGCAGTCATTGAGATTTTGAACACATAGGAGCATTATGTCAAAGTTCACTTACACCGGCGACCAGAAGCGCGTTTATCCTCACATCACTGTGACCGGCGCAGTTCTTGTTGCAGAAGCAGGAAAGACCTACGACCTAGAGTTCCAGCCATCTGACGGACGTTGGGAGCCAGCAACAACTCCAAAAGCCTCTAAGACCACGCCAGAAGCCGATTCTCAGCCAGCAGTAGAAGAAACAATCCAAACCCTTAACGAGGAAGAATAATGCCTACAAACCAAGCCTTTTTATCCGCCAACAGTTACCTCGGACTTGTTCTTGAAGCAAACCTTGCTGCTGGCGTAACGACACCTACTCGCGGTACTGCTTCTACTGGTTCTTACTCGCCTTACTTCATTCCTGTTACTTCACCACAGGTAACACCAATGCAGACATTCCTGCGCGACGAAGCCTTCCGAGGTTCACCTAACCTTGTATACGACCAAGTTCAGGGTGTGCGTCACGACGAGTACGACTTCAAGTCATACCTCTACGCTGACACCTTTCCAATGCTGCTTCTTTCAGTTCTTGGTGGAAACGACATCGTTACTAACGTAACTGGCTCTGCCTACCAGCACGTAATTGGTCTTTACAACGACCCAACACATGGCTCACAACCATTGTCTTATTCAATTATGGACTATGACGGTGCTAACTACTTCCTAGTTTCAGGCGCACAAGCAGAAAGCCTCAACATCACATTCGGAGCAGAAGCATCAGCAGACGGAACAATCAAGTTCTTCGGAAACCCATACGTCTCATCAACGACTGCACCAGCACCATTCACTTCATTCTCATACGTAGAAGAATCTGGCGAACACCCAATTCCTGCATGGGATACATCAATTTCAATCGGTGGAACAACCTACAACTACATCTCTACCGGTGAGTTGAAGATTGACCGCAAGACCAAGCCAATTTTTACAATGGGCGCACAGGCTCCATACACAAATTTTGCTGGTCCTGTTGAAGTTACTGGAAAATTCACTGCCGTCATCAACAGCACAGCAGACACATTCTCAACGACGGCTGGTGGAAACTTCGCTCTTACTCGTTCACCAGAGCCAATGACAATTACGCTCACTGACCCTAACGACATCACAAGCGGAACTAACCACAGCATCGCTTTGCAGTTGTCAGCAGTTCAGTTTCACGACGTAAAGCGCACACGCGGTAAGGAATACACAGAAGTCGAAGTGTCATTCACTGCTAACGGAAATACTACTGACACACCTAGCGGAACTGGTTACTTGGGTTACTCACCTATCAAGACCACTATCGTTAACGCTCAAACAACTGCTTACCAAACCGGCTATTAATAAACTAAGGGGAGAACATGCCAGCAATAAACCTATCCACAGGCGATTCAGCGATTATTTATTCTCGTAATGAGATTAGTGAGCGCACGAACCGTAACATTTCGCGCGCGTTCATGGGCGCAGGTGCTATCGCTTCTAAACTTCAATCTCTAGGTTTTGACGAATTGAAGCCTGAAACATGGAACAAATGGTCAGAACTAACACCAGAAGAACAAGAAAAAATAAATGATTACCAAGCAGAACTAATTGTTGGTTTTCTTAAGTCTTGGTCACGTGGAGATTTGCCAACAAAAGATTCCTGCCTTGACCTTCCTTCAACATTGTTTCAAGAACTAGCAAGCGAATGCTCAAAGGAATTCAGTAACGCTCCTGACTTCTCGCCGGATGGTGTTACAGACCCAAAAGCGCCTATCGCAGAATAAACCGCCTTCGCTCTGCTCTTGAAGGTAAAGACGCAGATGTAGATGAAGAAGTTGCTTCATACTTTAGGGAATACCGATTTCGTTCCGCATTTGCCTGTTCTCACGAAGAGTATTTAAGTCAGCCAAGCGAAGTAGTTGATTGGTTGCTTACAATAGATGGAATAGTCAAGGAGATTCAGAATGGATAATTTTTCAATGCACGTTAGCGGTGTTGACAGCGTTGTTCGTTATCTTGAAAATCAAACTGCAAAACTCGACATGGCTGCTCGTAACATCGTGCAAAAAGGCGGATTGATTATTGCCAATCACGCCAAAGATGAATTCAGAGGTGACTTCGGTACGCCTGATGAAAACTACCCGAACCCGACTAACAGAACACATAACCTTCGCAACTCAATCAAAGTTGTTGATGTCAAAAGGGAATCGTTGGGAACTTGGTCAAGCAAAACTGGTCCAACGAAGATTTATGGTCGTCGTGTAGAACTGGGTTATCCGGGAGGAGAAGGTCGCGGTCACGCGCGTACGCGAGCGTTCCCATACATGGGTCCGGGATTTGAAAAAAGCAGGGGAGAACTTAAAGAACTCTATTCTTATGAATGGCGAAAGGCACTTTCCTAATGGCTGATACATTAATGCCGCCAGTAATCGTTGAGATTATGGCTTCAATCAAAGACTTCACTGCAAAGAAAAACGAAACTATTGCAGGAATGAAGGAAATTCAGGCTGCCGGTGATACGACCGGTGCGAAACTTAGCGCAATCGGTTCAAAAATAAGCAACTTCGCTTTGATGGGTTCTGTTGGTATTGCTGCGTACGCAACAAAACTTGCTATGTCTTACCAAGAAGCACTTGACAAAGTAGCGCGAACAACGAATTTAACTAAACAACAAATTGAAGATTTAAGTCCAACAATTCTTAAAGTATCTACCGCTACTGCTACTTCGGCAACGGAAATTGCTGCTGCGTATGCGCAGGCTGTTAAAGGTGGGTTATCACTAAAAGACGCTAACGCTGCTGTAACTGCTTCAGCGCAATTCGCTAAGGCTGAAAGCGGAAGCCTCACAGACACGCTCAACGCTGCTCTCGTTGTTCAACGTTTGCACATTCAAGGAACGAAATCTGTTGCCCAAACAATGGACATTTTTACTAACGCAGTTAAAGATTCAAAACTAACTGCCAATGACCTCAACGCTGCTATGAGTGGTAAAACACTTTCTGTATTCGGCGCGTACGGAATGAACATTCAAGAAATTACAACGTTGTTTGCCGGTCTTGCTAATCAAAACATTTACGGCACACAAGCAATGCGCACTATGAACACGGCTCTTGCTGGTCTTGAAAAGTCAATGACAAGTTCCACTGGAAAAGCAACTGCTATGAACATCGCTTTGAGGAACATGGGAATTAATCAAGCAAGTCTTGCTTCTGAAGTTAACAAACCCGGAGGATTCTTGTTGATTCTCCAACAGTTGAATGACGGATTTAACAAGTACGCAACAGGAGCGCAAAAGGCTTTGGGAATTACTGCTTGGCTTAACAGTGTGTTCGGCAAAACAGTTGGACCAACTCTTGCAAACTTCATGCCTCAATTGCCAACAATGTTGAAGATGTATGCTGACGCGAACAATCCTGGCTCTACGCTCACTCAATTCAACGAATGGTTAAAGTCTCCATCAGGTTCATGGCAAAACTTCCTCACTTCTTTGCAAAACGCTTTGATTCCGATAGGTAACGTAATCCTTCCCAAGATGACGAGTGTCCTACAAGGAATAACAAAGGTTCTCAGCAACCCGACTGCCGTTAGTTGGGGAATGGCTGCTGGTGGAGCAATCCTTGCTGGTATTTTAACAAGCAAATTAATCAATGTTGGTGAAAGCATTGCTGCTGCTTTTGGACTGGCAATTGAAGGTGGATTAGGAGCGACCATTGGTGCTGCTATTGCTGCTGGATTACTTGGCGGTATTACTCTCGCTCATTACTTCTCTCCCGGAGGCGCAACGGTTCAAAACGCCAAAGACGAATTCGCTCATAATAAACTAAAAGGCGCTTGGGACATTTTTGCTACGACTATGGACGTATTCAAGAATGCCGCTAACGCAATCATCACACACTTGCCGGGTCACCCAGGAATACCAGACATTCCTCAATTCCAGTACAAGCCAGGTGGCGGAACAGTAGTTGTAAAGATAACAAAATAATGAGTAAAAACTTTGATTCAGGAAACATAAATAATGTTGAAATTCACATTGACGCTGATGCTATCGGTCACTATTTAGCAACCAACCCTGACTTTGTTGATGCAATAGCAGCACAAGTTAGAACGGCAATGCTAAAAGACGTTCGTAAAATGGGTAACCTATTTAAAACTTGGGGAGGATTAGGAGTGACAAATCAAACACTTCCACCTCCTACAACTTTGAACACCAATCAAAGGAATAGATTATCTTGACAATTGCTACATTACCTACACTTAAAGTTTACGTAGCCTTCAATACGTTGGCAGGTAGCCACACACTTAACACCGCTAATCAAGTTCCGTTTAGTGACACTTCTTACTGGACTGATGTAACTGCTTATGTTCAAGATTTCCAAACAATTGCAGGAAAACAACATTTCATTGACAGAGTTGAATCAACTGGGCTTACTTTAAACTTCAACAACAGAACTGGTTATTTCACTGGCAATCCTTATGTTCTTAATGTGCGTATGCCTATTGGCGTAACCGCGACTTGGAATGGAACTACCTATCCTATTTTTTGGGGATTTACAGACACGGTTAAAGAGAACATTCAAGACCAATTGAACTCTGAATTAACAGTTAACGCAACTGACGCAACAAAAATGCTGTCACTTCGTTTGATGGCGACAGATGATTTTTGGGATAATTACGTAACATGGGATAACACCTCTGCTTGGTACAGAGCGACTACTGCTGCTAGCGCAACCGTTACTGGTGCTAATGGTGTTAGTGCTGGTGGTGGTTATTACAACATCACCTATAAAGCAATAAATAATTTTACTGCCGGTCAATACGTAACCGTTTCAGGATTAAGTAATTCTTCTGGTGCTACTGGCAATTTCAACTTTTCTTGTGTTCCAATAACATCAGCAACACCAACTCAATTTGTTATCCAAGTCACTTTTCCTGCTACTACTGGTAATTCATCTGGTACTGGAACTGCTTACATCGCAGACGTTTATAACACTCTTACTGGTGCAAGCAATGGTCTTTATCAAGGCAACGTTTCTTTTCAAAACAACGGAGCGATGGTTTATGCAGCGAACGGTTGTGTTGACTTAGGTAATGGCGGAACTAACTTTTTCACTGGAGCGACCACTGTCGGTGGTGGTGCGCTGAACATAACTACCTTACCTAGTGGCTGGAACGGTGTTGATTTTTGGATACTTGGCAACGGTATCTCTGGTCAAACAGTTTTTACTCAAGATGTTTTTGTTAGTGGCACTCCTTCCGTTTATCAATTAAAAGTTTTCGTGACTTCAACAGGAGAATTGTCTTGTATTGTTTACAACGGTTCAACGCCTTTAGGTACAGCAAAAGTGTCTGGCAAATACATTAACGATGGTTATTGGCACCACATTGGTTTGATTTCTTTGCCTGATGGATACCTAGAACTTTACGCAGACGGCGCATTCGCGAGCGGTAGTGCTGGTCTTCGCTCGTTCGGATTATTTACTTTTGACGCTGCTAGTGGCAATTTTGTCATTGGTTACGACGGAATCGCGTTACAACAAAACTGTCTCGCTGCGTTAATTGACGAACTTGTAATAAGCACAAACGTTAGCGTTGCTTATTTGAGCGGTGAAGTTTTATTACGTTATAAAGCAGGAGTGTTGTTACAACAGGGGCAACCGGCAACTAATTATTCTTGTTATTCGGGAGACAGAATTGCTGAAATACTTTGCATTTCAGGTTATGGCAGTATTCAATTAGTCAGTGGTGCCCCACAAGTCGTTTTGCCAACTTGGACTAACTCTTTTGGAAACACAGTTAGCGTTTTGAACATTGCTACTTCTTACAAAACTTACATTCCTTACGTTTATGGAAACGCTAATGGTTCATGTCAAGTAGAACCTTATTATTACGACACGCCGGTAACAGGAACCTCTGCTCTCGGATTGATTCAACAAATAACTGAAACTGACATTGGTGCTTTTTATCAGGGTCCAGATGGTGCTTTTTATTTCAATCCTCAAAACTATTACGGAACATGGGCTTGGAACACACCTGTTAAAGGTCAAGGAACATGGACAGTCAACCCTGCTATTTCTCCTTCTGGTTATTACGTTTGGTCTGACAACAACACTGGAGTTCCATACGACGGACCATCGCTGTTAATGGTTAGAGATGATGTTGATTTGTGGAGCGTTGTTAAAGTATCTCCTCAATCTGGAGCAGAACAGATTTATGAAAATGAATCTATTGAAGACCAGTACGGTTATTCAACTCTCACCAAAAGTTCAACAGTTCCTATTTCATTAGACGCTGCTTTGTCTACCGCTAATTTTCTTGGCTATCTTTTCAGCGCTCCACTACCTAGAGTTCAAAACGTAGAACTGCGTGCAGAAACAGTAGAGACAAATGTGACCACGAGAGTTCCGGGTTATTACATACCTGCTCTTATTGGTACACTGTTCGGAGACGTAGTGCAGTTCATCAGAACACCACCTAACGCTTCGGGGGCAGGAATCGTGAATCAAAAAATGGTCGTTGAAGGAATCAGTCACCAATTCCACGCAGAGCCGGGAACGTGGAGAACTTCTTTCATTCTTGACCCATACCCTGTTAAGTCATAATGCCGAACATTCCTAATACGACAGCAGCAGGATTGACGCTCACTTCAATTGGTGATGGAACTAACGCTTCTCGTTGGGGTTCAGGTGTCTCATCATCTTCTGGCATGCCATCAGGAACTATCGTTGATTTCGCTGGTTCCTCTGCACCCACTGACTGGTTGCTTTGCGATGGTTCTTCCGTAAGCGCTACAACTTACGCAACACTATTCGCTGCTATCGGCTATACATACGGTGGTTCAGGTGCTTCATTCAACGTTCCTGACCTCCGCAACAAAATGTCTATCGGTGTTGGAACTAGTTATACATTGGGTTCTACTGGTGGTAATGCAACGACAACATTGACTGTTGCAAACTTGGCGGTTCACTCTCACAACTTGTATCTTTCTCACACACACGATACAAACGCAACTCACAGTCACGGATTCACAGAAGGAACACACCACCACGCAACATCAAGTTTAAGTCACAGTCACGCAATGTCTGGTGGTACTCACGCGCACGGTGCTGATTCAGCAACGAATTACGGTTCATTTTGGGGCAACGGTACTGGTCACAGTTATGTTGTTGGAACTGGTGGTGTTACTGGTGGAATTGACGCAGGACGTATGACTTCGACCGGAGACGGAACTCCTGTTGGAATGGTTGCAGCAGCAGGTTTGACTGGAACTTACAACAGTGGAAGTAACATAACCGACACTTCAAGCAGCGTTGCTTCTGGTTCAGGAACTATCACATCTAGCACAGCATTGCTTGGACCACTCGCAACGGATGTAACTGGTAGTGCAACTCCATTCAGTAATGTTCCGCCATACCTTGCGTTAAACAAAATAATTAAAACATAGGAGAATCATGGGCATTTCATTTAACAAAATAATTACATGTGACGGTTGCAATAAAACTTTGACGGACAATACGAATTTCAATTCTTTCGTAGAATCGCCTAACGGAACTGCTGCAAAATTATTTACAGAACAAATCGTTGTATGTGACATCAATTGTTTCAAAACTTTTGCTGCGAGCGTAGTAGCGCCAACTGCGTAGTTCATCTACACTTGTAGCATGACTGACGTAAGACAAAACATTGTTGCATGGGCTAAATGGTCTGCAACCAATCACGGCAAATTCAATTATTCAGAAGGACCAGCGCGCATGTCTGGCATCGGGAATCCCGGAAAACTGCCTGTCACTGCTGACTGTTCAGCCTTCGTAACTCTTTGCTACAACTGGGCTGGCGCTCCTGACCCAAATGCACAGTCTTACAATCACACCGGATACACCGGAACGCTGCTTGCGCACGGTCAAAAAATTGCACTCAAAGATGTTCAACCCGGAGACGTAATTGTCTATGGACCCGGCACAGGATGGCACACAGCACTCATTGTTGACGTATCAGGCGCTAACGCTAAAAACCCTCTAACCATTTCACATGGTCAACAGGGCGACCCTAGTTACGTTCACGTCAATCAAGACGGTCGTTTGCCTCAAACATACCTGCGTTTCAACACGAACGCCATGACCACTCAGGGGATTCACACTCCACCGGTTGCATAATGCTAGCCAACGTATTGAATAATACGAACTGGTGGTTCACATTCATTAGTTCGTTTTTCTTTTGCGTAGGTGGCGTGTGGGCGATTGTTCGTTTCATTCACAACTACTTAGAAAAATCAGTGGAGGAAAAGTTGTCACTTCGTCTTGATTATGACGAGAACAACATCCGAATAGAACTAGACCGAATAGAGAAGAAACTTGAACGACACCTTGGATACCATGAAGGTCAAGAAGAATAAATACACACACCCGGTAACTGGAGACGCCATTGGGTTAGCAGAGCATTTAAGTTGGAAAATTCAAGGCGTGGTTCGCCGATGGTCATTTATCATGGCAATCACCGCCGTAACGTTTACGTGCTGGTCAACTGGAAATAACCACATCATTTTGTGGTGGAACTTTGCTGCCTCATGGATGGCGCTAGTTCTTGAATCCATAGTCGGAATTGCCATGTTCCAACAGACTAAAGCAGACGCAAAAGTAATCCGTAAAATCCTCAGTCTTGAGCATGAGCAGTTTGACGAACTCAAAGAATTAGTGCTTACCGTCCAAGATGAGTTTGACGAGCCGGAACCAGACTTGCCTTTGAACATTGAGACCAATAGGATGGTCGCAGAACTCCTTGCTCGGATTGACAGGCTGGAAAACCCAGTTGTAGTATCTAAGCAAGAACTACCAGAAGGAAATTAAATGGCTCGCTTACCAGTCGCACAAGAAAACACCGGCTTGAACGCTATGTTTGTTCCGTCAACTACTTACTACCTTGCTCTTTTTACAACAGACCCATCAACAACTGGTGCTTCTGGTGAAGTAACTGGTGGTTCATACGCACGTCAGTCAATCGCCTTCGGTTCTGCTTCATCTGGTTCACAGGCTTCAACAACTGCACAAAACTTTACTGGTATGCCAGTTCTTTCAGGTGGAGCGCCATACTTCGGTCTATTCACTGCTGCAACTGGTGGAACATACCTCGGTGGTGGAACAACAACCGGACTTAGCGGTGCTATTTCTGCTGGTTCAACTGTTGCTTTCGCTATCGGTGCGGTTACTACTTCGCTTTCATAATGGGCGGAGAACAACAGTTTTCTGCTACTGCCGTAGCAACCGTAATACCACCAACACCTGACGAGGACACATCCACCGAATCAGATAACTAGTAAAGGAATAGGCAAATGGATGCATTAAAGAACTTTGCTTACTCACTAGTTGCCACAGCACCATCACCAGCGACTAGCGGTACTTCACTTGTTGTAACTGCTGGTCAAGGTTCATACTTTCCAGCGACACCTTTTGACGCAACGATTTGGCCAGCAAGTGTTTTGCCAACCAATAGCAACGCGGAGATAGTCCGCGTAACTGCGGTAACAACTGACACGTTCACCATCACGCGCGCGCAGTACGGAACCACAGCACAAAGTATTGCCGTTGGCTATCAGATTGCACAGACAGTTGACGCAAATCTACTTAATCAACTAGCACCGCTTTCGGGCGCTACGTTTACCGGTAACGTCACCGCTCCTGCACACATAGCCTCTGGTATTACCGGCGCTACGGCTGCTTCTAGGTACGTTGGAGGAACAACTAACGGCGCACCGACTAGCGGAACATTTGCAGTTGGTGACTTTATTGTTGACCAAACCTCGACGTTCTGGGTATGCACTACTGCCGGTACGCCTGGAACTTGGTGGCCCCTGATTGAAGCGCACATGGTCAGTCGTTCAGCAACAGCAACCGCAGGGCCTAACGAAGTAACTATCTTTACTGGCTCTACCGCTTCACAGACAATCAGCGCAATAGGTTCACCTGTTGACGGTGCGACGTGGACAATCATTAACCGTTCATCAGTTGCAGTCACCGCAGGGTTCGGGTCAAGTTCAATGCTCCCACTCGGCTCTACGTCAAGCGTGACCTCACTTGTTGTGCCGGTCAACGGTGCGTACTCGTTTATCAACTACGCCGGTGGTCAGTGGTACATGACCGCAAGTAACAACCTTGCCAACTCTGTCGGGTCAACCGCCCTCGCTACCGTCAGCCTCACCGCCCAGTCCGCAGCGCAAGCAGCCACAACTCTCTACACCCCTGCCTCTGACGGTCTCTTTACAATTAACTATTACGCCAAAGTCACCACCGCAGCAACGACTTCTTCGACGCTCGGTGTGTTCTCGGTTATCTCTACCGATACCGACTCCAACGTAGTTACCTCAGTTGGTCAGTCAACTCAGCAGAACTCTTTGACTACTGGGTTTATCTCCGGCTCAATTACCGTCTACGCCAAAGCCTCAACCCCAATCCAATACTCACTTGCCTACGCCTCATCTGGTGCTACCGCTATGCAGTACGAGTTGCGAGTTGTGGTGGCTGGAACTACTGCTCCGTCATCTACTGGCACGGTTTCATCATTCAATGGTCGTACTGGTGCGGTTACTCCGGCAACAAACGATTACACCGCAACACAAATAACATACACAACCGGTTCAGGGGCTTTATACAACTCTGACGAACTTAACCTAATCCTCATGGGGGGTCTAATTTAATGGCTACTACACCAACAGTTCTATTTCGTGGCGCTGCAACTACCACAACTTCGACAACGCTCTACACCGTACCGTCGTCAACCACGACCATTGTTACTGAGATTATGGTTGCCAACACATCAGGTTCAGCTCAAACATTTACTATTGGACTTGCTGGAACTTCAATCGCAACAACAACAATCGTCAATGCAAACGACACAACCATCATTCCTTGCAAGCAAGTTCTTGTAGCAACCAACACAATTACTGGTGGAGCCTCGGCGACATCCGTCAACTTTTCAATTAGCGGAGTGCAAATCGTCTAATGACTGAGGTTTACCGACTCTCTACCGCTAGTGGTGCTAAACAAATTGCTCGTTACAACGATGCAAGCGCAGCCATCTCTACATACGTCACAGGCGGTACTCTTTACTCTGACGCTCAATTTTACTACCGAGTATTCACTACTAGTTCTTCGCTTGTAGTTTCACTTGGCGCTCTTACGGCTGACATTCTTGTTGTTGCTGGTGGGGGCGGTGGTGGTTTTCAGCGTGGCGGTGGCGGTGGAGCCGGTGGAGTTCTTTTGTATTCTGCTCAATCACTTGCCGTTGGAACCTACACAACAACCGTTGGAAACGGTGGGGCTTCTGACACCAACGGTTCAAACTCACAATTTGGTTCTTTAACTGCTGCTGTTGGTGGTGGTCATGGAGGTCAAGGAACTTCAACTTCGCCAAACTGGAACGGTGCATCTGGTGGTTCAGGTGGCGGTGCTGGTGTTCAATTTGTAGGAAGTTCTCTTGCTACTGGCGGTGCTGGAACATCAGGTCAAGGTTTTGCCGGTGGTTCAACTTATTATGTAAGTGACCCTTCAACTGGTTCTGGTGGTGGTGGGGCAGGAGCATTAGGACAAAATCAGTATGTTGCGTATTCTAGTACTGGTGGTAATTACAGCAATCCTGCTGGTGGCGCTGGAACAAGTCAATTTGCATCATGGTTATCCCCTGCAAGTCTTGGAGTGAATGGATTTATTGCAGGTGGTGGTGGAGCAGGAACTTGGTTAATAACTTCTGGTTCTGGCTTAGGTGGAGCAGGTGGAGCCGGTGGGGGCGGTGCTGGTTCAGCTTCTAACGGTGGAACTAATTACGCTGGTATTGCTGGAACTGCTAATACCGGAAGTGGTGGCGGTGGTGGTTCTAACGGTCAAGCCGGCGGTGCTGGCGGTTCAGGTTTAATAATTGTTCGATACACACGCTCACAGGTAGGTGGATAATGACTTACGCACAACTAGCCTCTCAGGAGAATAACTAATGGCTCAGTCCATCTCACAAGAAGCAATCGGCGCTACCGGACTCCCTGGCGCTACGGCTGCGTCACGTCACGCCGGAGCTACAACTTTTGGCGCACCTACGACAGGTACGTTTGCGGTGGGCGACTTTATCGTGGATCAGTCTGGCTCAACTTGGATTTGCACAGCGTCGTCACAGACCGCTTCGGCAACAACCGCAAGTGGCAATTTTAACCTCATTACCTTTACGGCTTCTAATTCATTTTCCCCAGGTCAGTATGTAAACGTTACTGGGTTTTCTAACACTGGCTACAACGTAAGCAATGCCTATATCAATTCAGCATCAAGCACGCAATTTACTGTCGTAAGCAGTGCTACCGGCACGACTACCGGAACCGGAACCGCAGTTACAACTGGAACATGGACACGACAGCTTCCTTCAACTACTCAAGTTGCCGGTAAAAATGGTTTTATTAACGGTGACTTTGGTGTTTGGCAACGTGGCACTTCTTTTACAGTTGGTTCAAGTGCATCTACATACACCGCAGACCGTTGGCTTTATCAAAGTGATTCTTCGTTAACAACTACAATTACTCAACAAACATTTACGCCTGGCACAGCCCCAGTTTCGGGATACGAAGGAACATACTTTATACGTCTTGCTACAACAGGAACGGCGGCTAGTTATCCAGGTTTAAATCAAAGAATTGAAGATGTTAGAAAATACGCTGGTCAAACAATCACAGTTTCTTTTTGGGCTAAGGCTTCTTCTTCTTGCAATGCTAACTCGGCAATAAACCAAAACTTTGGTTCAGGTGGGTCATCACAAGTACAAACTGGATACCCTTCTTACTACATTGGAACATCTTGGCAACGTATTAGTTTTCAATACAACGTACCAAGCATTGCTGGAAAAACAATAGGCACAAATAGTTATTTTGAAATCCAAATGCTTTATTTTAATGCAGGAACTGTTATGCCAGGAACTGTTGACGTTTGGGGCGCACAAATTGAGGCCGGACCAACAGCAACTCAGTTCACAACTGCTTCTGGTTCTATCGGTGGTGAGTTGGCTCTGTGTCAGAGGTACTACTACCAACAAGGTCTCCAAACTTACGACATAACACTTGGGGTTGGCAGCATAATGTCATCAACATCCGCTGCGTTCTTGTGGAACTTTCCTGTAATAATGCGTGCGCAACCTTCTATTTCTTCCAATAACGCATCATTGGCTTTTTACTTAAAATCTGCTGCGGTAAGTTTGACATACGCAAATACACTTGGAACTTGGAACGCTTCAACCTCGTCGGCACAAGGTTTTTTTACAACCACAGGTTTAACAGCAGGACAAGCCTGTTATGTCAATGTTGGTTCTCCTGGATTTGTTAGCGCAAGCGCGGAGTTGTAATGACATACGAAATAATCACACAAGACAACAGAACAATAATTAAGCGCACAGACGCAGATGGCACAATTTGGTACATCCCAACAGACCCTGCCAACTCCGATTACCAAGCCTACCTAGCAAGTCAGACAGACCAATGAACTGTATCCACTGCTCCCAATCAATCGTAGAACTATCTCAGGGTGAATGGTTCCACGAAACAGAAGGCTACACACGAACCTGCCCTCAGACTTTCGCAGAACCTACTAACTAAGGAACGTTCATGCTCGGTGGTAACTACATTGGACAGGCTTACCTTGCCCAGGGTTACGCTGGTAGTACCGTTAC